GGTGTAATAAATGAATTGATTGAAAGGTTAGATGGCTCTTTTACATCACCTTGGTTAGTTGAAGAATTTAAATTCTTACCTTACGTACAACAATCAATCAACATTATCAAATCATATGGGTTTATGACATTTATCGTCACCAACCAGCCTGGTGTACACGATGGATATATGGATAAGTCGCAACTTGATTTGATCAATAAAATGCTCAAACAATGGCTAAGAGTTGATGATATCTATTGCGCTCTAGATAAAACTTCTGATTATTATAAACCTAATAACGGAATGCTAGAGCATTTTATCGAAAAATATAATATCGATAGAGAGAATAGCTATATAATTGGTGATAGATGGAAAGACATCGTTCCAGGGTTTAATAGTAAGTTAAATACTATATTCGTTGGAGCTGACTATGTTTACCCACACGAATATTATCACATTCAACCTGATTATATTGTGACTGATATACTAGACGCTAGTTGTACAATTATGGAGATAGAGAATGACAGGCTTCGAAGAGAATGAAATTTCGCTCAAAGCTAAAGGCGGAACTGAGATAACCAAACGTAGTATTGCGAAGTTTATTCCAGAAGAACTATTAGAAAATTTTCAAATTATTCCTTCACGTGTTCGAGAAATTCAAGAAGATAAGATTAGAATTTACTGGCAGCACGATATTGCAGATGATCCAGAAGTAATTCATCTTAAAGACGCTAGCAGCAGAAACCGCTTTCATAAGTTTGTCTTTAGTTCTAACTGGCAACTATACGACTTCAGCGTTAAGATTAACTTTCCTTTAGATGAAAAAAGTTTAGTAATCGAAACACCTATTGAACCTCTTCCTCATGTTAAGAAAGAGTTTGATAAGATCCGATTGATTTATTTTTCTACTCCTCAAAGAGGTTTGGAATTACTTGTTCCTGTTTTTGATGCGCTGTCTAAAAAGTATGGCGATAAGATTCATCTAGATGTATTCTCTAGCTTTAAAATTTATGGCTGGGATAACGCTGATGATCGTTACACTCCAATTTTTGATGCCATTCGCAATCATCCAAACATGACATATCATGGGGCTGTCGAGCAAGATGTTTTGAGAGATCACTTACTCAAGGCTCACATTCTAGCTTATCCATCTATTTGGTTGGAAACTTCATGTCGTGTTTTGATTGAATCAATGTCAGCTGGATTGATGTGTGTGCATCCTAATTTAGCAGCTCTGCCTGATACTTCAGGTGGGCTAACTTCCATGTATCAATTTAATACTGATGTTAATAAGCATGCTAATTTGTTTTATAATTATCTAGACCATGCGATTCAATCAGTTGAAGCTGAAGAAGCTCAAAACTATTTGAAGTTTGTCAAAGCATATGCAGATAATAGGTTTGATCTTCGAAAAATTTCAAGTCAATGGAGCAGTTTGCTAGAAAATATGGCGAAAGAATATCCTACTAAAGAAAGTAGAAATTTGCCTCAAAAGATGTTTGTGTATAAGACATGATTGTAACTAAAACACCGTTACGTGTAAGTTTTTTTGGTGGTGGAAGCGACATCCCTGAGTTCTATCAAGAGAATGAAGGGTTGTGCGTTTCCACAACCATCAACAGCTACATCTACCTGGCTGTAAATAAGTGTGTAGCCAATCATCTTAAAGTTGTTTACTCAGAGTTAGAGTTAACTGATGACATCGACAAGATTAAACATGATAGAGTAAGAGAAGCCCTCAAGCACTATCGTCTAACTTCTAATATGGAAATTTGCAGCTTTTCTGATATGCCAACTAAAGGAACTGGGTTAGGTTCCTCTTCAACTTTCACAGTTGGTTTGATAAATGCTATTCATAGAATCAAATATAATAAATCTATAGATCAGCACACACTGGCTGAACTTGCTTCATACATTGAAATTGACAAGTGTGGTGAACCAATAGGCAAACAGGATCAGTTTGCTGCAGCTTATGGTGGCTTGCGCGAATATAGATTTGATAAGTATAACGTATATACTAAACCTATTTCAGTTAGTTTTTTTACTTTACAAAACTTGAATAATAATATATTATTCTTTAATACTGGAGTTAACAGACTAGCTTCCTCTGTACTAACAGAGCAGGTTGAAAACCTTAAACAAAATACAAACGTTAGCTATACCAAAACTCTTGTGAATATGGCTGAAAATTCTATAAAGTTTTTAGAAGCTAATAAGCTAGATGATTTTGGTGCATTACTAAATGATGCATGGATTGTCAAAAAGAAACTTTCCTCCAACGTCTCTAATCATCACATAGATGATATGTATGAGAGATGCATGAAGAATGGAGCTCTCGGCGGTAAGATACTTGGAGCTGGTGGCGGTGGATTCTTGATGATGTATGTTCCGGAAAAGCATCAAAATAATGTAATAAATGCTATGACTGAATTCAAATTAGCCAATTTTGAATTTGTTTCGAAAGGCTCAACGATAGAGATGAGATCATGAAAAATGATTTTATGAATTATAGAAAAATGCTTAACGATGCTCTTGATACAGTAGATCAAGAGCAGTTAGAAAAGATGAAAAAAGAAATGGTTCGGTTAGCGAAAAACAATTATCCACTGTTTGTTTGTGGTAATGGTGGCTCCGCAGCCATAGCCGAGCATTTATCCTGCGATCATAACAAGGGTGTGTGCTCAGATACCAATCTACATCCATTTATCATATCGCTAGGATCAAACGTTTCCTTGATCACTGCGATTGCTAATGATATAGGATATGAAGAAATCTTTTCAAAACAAGTGCAATGGTTTGGTAACTGGCGAGCTGGGCTGCTCGCTATCAGCTCAAGTGGAAACTCGCCTAACATTATCAATGCTCTAAAAGCTGCGAAAAATTCCAACATGAGCATCATGTCCATGGTAGGATTCGATGGTGGTGCAGCCAAAGATTTATCAGATATTTGCGTTCATGTAAAATCCGACAATTACGGAGTCGTCGAGGACTGTCATCAGATCCTTATGCATTCTATAGCCCAGAGTGTAAGGATGGAATATGCAGTTGAAAACGCTGCTCTGAAACTTTAACAGAACTAAATATTAGGTGTTGAAATTAAATCCATTTAGGTTTATAATACATTATGGAACAATAGGGCATTATATGGATAACAGTAATAACGTAATAACTTTTCCTAAGCCGTACGTTGGTCCTAAAACAAACATCGATGCAGAAGAGATCACTCGCAATGTAGAAATGATGAAGCACTATCACATTCAAGAAACTATATCAAACATAGCTCCGATGATCTTCAATCAACTCGATATAGCTGGATTTGATCTTGCAGATGAAGAAGCACTTGACATTAAAGACGGAGCGTTTATAATAGAGGCTCTAAGATCTATGATGTGTAAGCATTACGGGATGTATCATCCCTTTCAGCAGATATCAGAGAATGTTTTCTTCCCAGATAAGGAGGAAGTTGGTGCTCTAAAGATAGTAGATTCTATTAATATCAAACTGAAAAAGAGCGAAACAATTTAAAAGGTGATTTGTGATTATTGTTGATTTGAACCAGGTTATGCTTTCTAATCTTTTGATGTCGTTGGGCAAGCACACTAACGCTTCTATTGAAGAAGGCATGGTTAGGCATATGGTTCTTAACTCTCTCCGTTCGTATAGAGTTAAGTTTGGTGATGAATTCGGCGAGCTCGTTATTGCATGCGACAATACGAATTATTGGCGCCGTAAACTTTTCCCTTATTACAAGGCTAATCGTAAGAAGAATCAGGAAGCTTCTGATCTTGATTGGAAGTCTATCTTTGAATGCTTGAACAAAATCCGTCAAGAACTGAAAGATTATTTCCCTTATCGGGTTATCGATATTGAGTCAGCAGAAGCTGATGATATTATTGGTACTCTCGTTAAGGAATTTGGCACAGGCGAAAACGATTTTGGTAATAAGATTCTTATTCTCTCAGGTGATAAGGACTTCATTCAGCTGCATGTTCATAAGAACGTGAAGCAGTACGATCCTACTCGAAAGAAGTGGGTTTCTCATGCAGACCCAGATAAGTATCTTGATGAACATGTTCTAAGGGGTGATGCAGGCGATGGCGTACCTAACGTACTTTCTTCTGATAATTGTTTTGTTGTTGGGGACCGCCAGAAACCATTGACACAAAAGAAAATTGATGCGTTCATTGCCTTGGGATTAGACGGTAAGTTTGATCATCCTAATTACAGGAACTATGTTCGTAACAAGCAGTTGATTGATCTCAACTTTACTCCTAAAGAGATTCGCCAAAAGGTGATGGAATCATATAAGGCGCAAGAGGGGAAAGATCGTTCTAAGTTGATGAACTATTTCATCGCAAACAAACTTCGTAATCTAACAGAATCGATTGGAGATTTTTAAATGGTAATTGGTATTGCTGAATTTCTTGAGAAGGTTGGAAAGCTCAAGAGAACTCAAGAAAAGATTGATGCATTGAAGCATAATGATAGTCTTGTTCTACGTATTATCCTTCAGGCAGCATATGACTCAAACGTTAAGTGGGCTCTTCCTCCTGGCACCCCACCATACAAGGCTAATGAACTTGTAGATCAAGAGCACGTTCTGATCAAGGAATGCGAAAAGCTCAAGTATTTTATTGTAGGGTTTTACGATAACCTTCAACCTCTTAAGAGGGAAACAATGTTTGTTGAGTTTTTGGAGAGGTTGGCTCCAAAAGATGCAGAGTTGATTTGTCTCATCAAGGATAAGAAGCCTATCAAGGGTATCACTTATCAACATGTAGTAGAAGCTTTGCCAGGTCTAATTCCAACTGCAGTAGCTGAAGCACTAGTAGCTGTGCCGGCATAATAGGAACGGAGAAGAATGTCTAAAAACGGTTTCAAGAAGTTCAAGAAGAACGATTATTCGTATGAAGACGAAGAATACGAAGATAAGCCTCGTTCTCATTACCTAGATCGTAAGAAGGAACGTCGAATTCAAAGAGCTCTAAAGGTCAAGGATGTTTCTGAATTGATCGAAGACGACGAAGATGATGAAGAATTTTATTACGATTCGACAGGACTAAGAAAGTAATGCCTACATACCGTTTTTTAAACAATGAAACTGGTGAAGAATTTGAGGACTTCATGAGCATCTCTGCTCTTGAAGTTTTTCTGTCTGAAAACCCAAACTTAACACAACTAGTAAATGGCGCTCCTATGATCTCTTCAGGTAGAGGAATGTCTAAACCCGATCAAGGGTTTAGAGATCTACTGAAAGAAATGAAGAAGAAAAACTCGAAAGGTATAAGCAGAAGCACCATCAATACATTTTAAAAAGGAATAAAATGGAAGAAGAATCGAGAAGACTAACAAGAAAAGAGAAAAGAATTCTTCGTCAAACTGGGAAGGTTCCTCAAGAAAAATTAAATTTCAATCTTAAACATTTTGAGCCTTTAACAAAAAACCAAAGACTTTCTTTCGAAGCATATGATGCAGGTAAAAATCTTATGCTTCATGGAATCGCTGGCACAGGGAAAAGTTTCATCTCTATGTACCTTGCTTTAAAACAAGTTCTTACAGAAAATGGTGCTTTTAAGAAAATTGTTATTGTTAGAAGTGTTGTTCCTACAAGAGACATGGGTTTCCTACCAGGAAATTCTAAAGAGAAGGCGAAGGTATACGAAGCACCTTATTACGCCATCTGTACAGAACTTTTCGGTAGAGGAGACGCATATGAGTATCTCAAGTCGAAGGGTATTGTCGAGTTTATTAGCACATCTTTCATTAGGGGCATCACTCTTAATGATACTATCATTATCGTTGATGAAATGGCTAACATGACCCTTCACGAACTTGACTCTGTCATTACTCGAGTTGGTAAAAACTGCCGAATCATTTTTTGCGGCGACTTTAGACAGTCTGACTTCATCAAGAAGCAAGATAAAGATGGGCTTATGGACTTCATGCGTATTATTGAGCGTATGAAGTCTTTTGTTTTTGTAGACTTTATCGAGCAAGATATCGTTAGAAGTTCGATGGTTAAGGACTATATCATTATGAAGGACAGATTAGGAATTGTCGCGTAAAATATTTAAACACAGGTTCGTACCTTTCGCCGAACTAACAACAGAAACGATCAACGGGCAGCGACATTACGTCCTGCCCGATGGCGTAACTAAGCTCAAGTCTGTGACCACTATCCTATCTGAAAAGATGGATAAAACTGCATTGTTGGAGTGGAAAAAGAGAGTTGGTAATGAAGAAGCCCAAAAGATCTCTACACAAGCAGCTCGTCGAGGAACAGCTATACACTCTATGGCTGAACGATATGTACTGAACGAGCCTCAGTACATCAAAGAAAACGAGATGCCTGTCAATGTAGATTCGTTCAGACCTATTCAAAAGGAGCTGGACCTTCACGTAGATAACATCATGGGTATTGAGTTGCCGTTATATTCTAAAGCTCTCAAATGTGCTGGTCGTACCGATCTAGTGGCTGAATATGATGGCACACTTTCTATAATTGATTTTAAAACAAGTAAAAGATTAAAGCAACCTGAGTGGATCGAAAGTTACTTCTTACAGTCCACCATATATTCTATGATGTTCGAATGGACGTACAGAATAGCAGTGCCTCAGATCGTCATTATCATCTCTGTTGATAATGAAATGACGCCCCAGGTGTTTAAGCTGGGGCGTTCTCAATTCGTTAATAGAGCGTTAGAAGTTTTTACTGGATAATAAAAAAGAGCCCCGAAGGGCTCTTTTTCTTTTAGAGAGCGTAACGCTCGTTCATGATAGTCTTCATCATGATGCCTTCAGGAGTAAACTGTTCCATATCCGCAGACAATACAGACTTTACGATAGAAGGCGAGAAGCCTGATACAAGCGCAACACCAGAAGCATCATGCTTAACAGGAACATTATCCGCAGCATTCAGATTCCAGAACACGATAGCAGGAACCTTGTATCCAGCGTTTTCGAACTTGCGACGAATCATCTGCATTGCAGAATCATCAAAGCGAGTGCACTGGTTGAACTGCATATCTGACAGGATCAGAAGCATCTCAGGCATTTCCTCCTGAGGAACAGTGTTCTGAATAGCAACACTAAGGAGCTTATCCATTGCCTTGTGAAGATCAGTGCTCATCTGCCACTCTGAAGTAACCATTTGCTTGATCTTCTCAACAATGTTGCCACGAAGGTTCAGTAGCTGAGGGTTGCTAGAGAAAGTCAAGAAAGTATCCTTGAACTTACCCTTGTTCTTGTCTGCCAGATAAAGACCCAGCGAAACAGAGACATCCAGACAAGTCACAACAGACTTGGAGTTGAACCCACCTGCCTTAGAAGTCATTGAACCAGAAACGTCTACCAAAGGTAGAATGTTTGCATCGCCAACAAAGTTCGGCAAAGCTTCCCACTGAGCAACAATATGATCAAGGTTTGACTTATCATAGTGGGCATGATAACCAACGTTGATAAGACCCTTCAAAACATCGTAAGGATAAACTGCACCAGCGTTAACCTTTACAGTTTCCTTAACCTTCGGATCAGTAGAAACAAGAGCAGTAGTCCACTCCTTATACTTTTCAGTATGACGAGCAAACGCCTTCTTGTAACGAGCAGAAGCTACTGAGGGAACATGATTAAAGTTAATCTCGTCCCACTGATTAGCGCACATCTGCTGCTCAACAACCTTAGTCAAAGACACAAGAGTCTTGCGGTAACGCTTTGGCGACCAACCAAGATGAGCACGTAGCTTTGCAGCTACTGAACCCTTACGAGGCATCCACTTAGCACAAAGACCCATGTTATCTTCAAGAGCATTCTTGATTAAGGTGAAGGCATGTAGTTCTGCAACAGAATCCTTCTCAAAGATCAAGAGATCATCCCAACGACCAAGATCAGGAACCTTATTAATCATTGCAATGCAACGGTCAATATCGGTCTTAGCAAGCTCCAACAAAATATCACGGAACAGCTTACGTTCACCTGCACCCCCACGAGCATCACGAACCCAAAGAGCAATACGTGAAGCAATGTCACGATCCTGCACATAAGCAGCGGTGAAGTCAGGAACAATGTTCTTGCCACGTGATGCACCGATCTTGAAGAACAAATCAACGCAAGCATTAGCAGTAGAAGCACGTGCCTTCATGCCATTGGCAGTACGAGCTTCCTGATTACGAACAGCATTAGCAAAAGTAGACATATTCATTTCTCCATATTTAACAGATTGAACTTTTTTCACATTATGAGCGTGTTTGGTATGCGGTAGTCAATCTAAAGTTGACGGGATAATTTTGTCCGCTAAGACATTAATGCAAAATATTAGCGTAGTTGTTTGCTGAACTTATCCCTAAACTCTATATTCTTATATTACTCTATGTTGGTTATAATGTCAACATTTATTTTCAACAGGATGGCATTTTGTGCTCCAATAGCAATTTGCCGAAGTGGCAGATTTAGGGATCGAACCTAATAAAATGTTTTGCTGTAACCATCCTAAAATTTTAAAGTTTAGACCAGTCTTTTATCTCAACAGAAGAGATATTCTTGTCTGGTCCAACTCCATATTTCGTTACCATCGAAACGATTCGAGGGATGATATACTGTTGGAACTTATACTCGTTTTCAGGTTTACGAGTAGTCTCAACGCTCTTATAGCTCTTACCTTCAAGATAAGCTCTAGCAAGAAACGTTGCTCGATTTTCGTTTCGAACATCCCAACGACGATGTTGGTTGATCGATTGCCAAGTCATGCGAAGTTTATCAGCAATACCTACATCTATACGATTGCTTGGTATCTTGATATAATCGATTTGACTCTTTAACTTGCGTTCTTCGAAACGAATAACCTGGGCTTCAAGAGAAAGGTGTTTAGATTTGATTTTTAATTCTATAGACATTTTGATTTCCTATTGTAAATTGATTATAACTTAATATTATTTCAAATTCAATAGGAAATTAAGGAGGTCGAAATACCTAGAGGAAAAATGCTTTCATTATTAAACTCCATTGTTGGTGACCCTAGTGGGACTTGAACCCACATTGTACGTTTTAGAGACGGATGCATAACCTTCATGCTCTAGGGTCTTTTATTTATATTTAACAGGTTCACATTTGCTTAAGCGTGCTAACTACTACACCACATCCCCATCAAAGATACACCGAGAAAGCTATTTGTGCCATACATACCAGTATTTCAGGCAGCGTAAACACGGGCTGCTACCCCTGCACTCGATGTATCCATGGTGGGGATGTCAGGATTTGCACCTGAGTCTCTTCCTTGACATGGATTGCAATTGTATGCGGTAGTGAACCTAAAACTCTAAACTTAACAGGCTATACATTTACGTGCTCTAACCAACTGAGCTACATCTAACTTTTGGCTAGATGACAGGACTCGAACCTGCGACCACGGCTTTACAAGAGCGAAAAGAATGCTGTAGATAGCCTAAAACTTAGCAGGGTAGGTGGATCGTCGTCTTTAGTAGTTTATCGAGTTGGACTTTTTTACCCTTCCTCGGCGTCCCATAACGTATCATGGGGTAGCTGTAAAGGTACGATCAACCACTCTATTCTAGTAAGACTCTAGACAGTCTGTTAAAACACCCGAAGGTTTTTAACTGGAGAAGAAAGTCCGCAGACTTCTTCGGTGCTATGAGGTGTATGCTGTAACTACCCTAGAACAATTAA